AGACGATAAATATACATATTACCTGTTTGACGGTGCCAGCAGACAGGGAAAGACGTTTGCTATAATTGTGTTTATTATATGCTATTGCCTTAAATTCGAGGGGGTGAGATGCCTTATTGCTAGGTATAGATACAAACATGCTAAGTCATCCGTGTGGAAACAAACGCTCATGCCATATCTTGAGCAGAATAATAAGGGCGGTTATCATGAGAACCGCAGTGATTGGATCGTTGAATTTCCTTGGAAATCTGACATCTGGCTCGGTGGACTCGAAGAGGGGGACCGGCTTGATAAGATTATGGGGGAGGAATATGGGCTCATTTTTGTTAATGAGGCGACTCAGATTACCTTTGATGTTTTTCAAGCGCTAATGACCCGGCATAATTGGAAAGGAGCAAAGCTTAAATTTATTATTGACTGCAATCCTAAAAACCCACAGCACTGGATATATATATATTTCATTCGTAAGCTAAACCCCGAAACGATGAAGCCTCTTAGTAAAGAAGAGATTGACGACTGCTGCCGGTTATCCTGGGGAAGTGAGGATAATAAGGATAATTTATCACCTGAGTATATAGCGAAACAAAAGAGACTATCAGGCGTTCGAGGGAAGCGCATGAGAGATGCTATATGGTGCGGCTCTGACGAAGGAACTGTATACAATTTTAGCAGACCGGTAAATCATGTATCTAAACCGATTAAGTATATCCCAGGATATGAGACATGGTGTGCATGGGATTTTGGTATAAACGACCTATGCGCATTAATATTCTTCCAGGTGATCCCCGTTATGGCTACAAAGGAAAAGCCCCTTGGTGTTAAAATCCCCATAATCGCAGAGTATAAGAACAGGAATAAAGACTATAAGCATTATGCCGGAATAGTCAGGGCTAAGGGGTTTCACGGGCTACAGCATGCCGGTGACCCTTATCATGGCAAAACAAGGGATGCCGCGCTCGGATCGTGGGTTACATATTTGGCGACAGAAGGGATTCAGATGCAGATGAGGCGAAAACCCACACAGGCCGACCGCATAGAAAACGCCAATAAATACATGCCATATGTGGAAGTGTGCGACATCCAGTGTCCAGACGTTGTAGAGATGTTCGAGAATTGGAGCTATCCAAAGGATGCAAATGAGCGCGTTATTGAGGGAGTATTGCCAAAGCATGACGCTCTCTCACATTACGGCACGTCATGGTTTTACGGACAGGGTCTCGCCTTTCCAATCAAAAAGAAAACAGAGATTAGAACGATGTAATATGTTGACATATTGGAGGGAATTGCCATGGGGGCAAAGGATTAAATAAAAAAGCACTTGACATATAACCAAATATGGTGTATAATGCTTTTGCGTGTCACATTTCGATTGCTATTATAACTATAGCTGTCTTAGTGTGTTACGGTTTTTTTATGGGTATTGTATAATATAATCCATTAATCGGGTAGAAGCTGATTATCTGGGAGGGTAAAGCTTCATTGTCAATTAACAAGATTCCTTCGGGCATACGCTCAAAAGCAAAACTCACTATAAAAAAAGCCATTCAGAACGTCATAGATATTTACAAAGATGCATGGGATTACCTTGTCCAAGAGGAGCTTCGTGTTCAATTCACAAAAAAATCACTCAAAAATTTACACTTCCTTACCACCACAGAGATCAATCCCCTCAAAGATATAGTCGATGAGATATCACTAATATATAAACAACCAGCTATTCGCAGATGTACCACTAATGAGAAGAAAACCGAGGACGGTAAAACAATAGACGTACCAAAGGATAATGAAAATTACGCCTTGGCTATGGAAGGTACTGAAATTGACTCAGTTCAACAGTCTGTAAACACATATACAAACCTTATAAACCACACATTAGAACGGGTGATTTATAAAGATAAAAAGATTTCTTTAGAGGTTATTAACTTTAACAACTGCGAGGTTTATTCAGCTCCCGACAACTGGAAGGAAATAAACGCGATTAAGTACTATTCTGGACTTGAAATACCCGCCGCTAAACCATCTGTAGAAGATCCATCTCCTATTGGAAAGCTACAAGAATATGAATTTGCGTATATCCACACAGGCGGGGAGGTTGGGAGCACTATATCACATCTTGGACTGCTTGAGAGCGAGGAATTTAAAATATTAGAGCCTGGGAAAATATATACTGTTAAAGTTATAAATGGGTATGAGAGAATCATTGACACTAATGACAATCCCTATATGGATGAGAAAAAGACTAAATTTATCCTCCCTTTCGTCCTGTATAACCGAAAATTTCCCATTGGTCAGCTCCTAGACTTTACCTCTGGAAATGACAAGTTTTACGCTAATATTAATGTGGGAGTCAACATGACCCACCTCAATATGATTATCAAATACCAATCATACAAGCAAATTGCAATCATAGCTGACAATGTATCTGAATTGCCCTCAGACTTAGGATCAGCACCAGACCAGGTGATCGCCATTGGAAACAGTGAGGGGAAATCAGACGTAAAAGTACTTGATCTGCAAGCAGACCCAACCAAACTATGGGATAATATACAAAAGCGAGTTAATCAAATAAAGACTACCTACAATGTGGCCCCAGAAAACAACAAAATGGGCGGTGGTGTAGAGTCTGGACTATCTAAAACGATAAGCAATACGAGTAAAATTGAGGCACGGGAGCAACAATTAGAAGCGTACAGGATAGGCGAGAACGAACTATTTAATGTAACTCGTATTGTTTGGAATCATCACGAAAAGGGTAAACAAATACCATGGGATGCATCCTTTTCCGTTGACTTTGCCGAAATAGAGACACCCAAATCAGGCGATGACAAAATAAAAGAAGATACTTTTAATTTACTACATAACATTATCACAGATATAGACATAATTATGAGGGAAAATCCAGACCTTGACAGGGGTCAGGCCGAGGCTAAGCTATTAGAAAACCGGAAAATTAATGCTGCTAATAAGCCTATAATCCCCACAATCCCCCCATTGCAACAACCAGCGGATCTAGATAATGAGTAATGAAAGCATAGTTTTAAGCTCAATGAAAAAGGTCTCAACGATTGAGAACGCGACCGCCAAAGCAATGGGAAAGTCCATGCTTAAATTTGAGAAATTACTTGTTACAGACCAGTTGTCTATAGCAGACGATTTACTTATTAACGTATCAAAAGCATATGAAAATACAGCTCGATTATTAACAGAATCGGGATATTATGAAGTCGTTGGAGAGCTTATAGGCCCAGATAGACAGGCTTTATTGGATGTTACATACAAACAATACAAAGAACTATACAACGAATCTCTAAGATATAACGAGGTCTCTCTTGCCCGTCTTGACGCTATGAAGCAAGTAGACTTAGTACGATTCAATCAATTAGCTAATAATGCTAATGTCTCTATCACAGAGCAAATTATACAGATGCAATTTGATCCTACAATGACTCAGAAAACAATAGCAGAGTCTATTATTACTAACGATTTAGTAGCTAAGAATCTCGGTAATTATGCTGACACATGGGTTAAAACTAAAACATCTGGCTTTTATAACCAGACAAATATTGACCTTGGAACCGATAACGGCTTTGAATACTTCCTATATGCTGGAAGAACGGGTGGTAATATTAGACCATTTTGCAGTAAATATGTTGGTCAAATTAAGACTATATCCGAGTGGAACAAGCTTGATAATGATGCTTTAAGGAAAGGGCAACCGCTTCCAGTGTCAACGTTTTTAGGCGGGTATAATTGCGTACATGCAATGGTAGCGACTAAGAAGCCTAAGGCGTTAGCAGCATGAGTCCACGCATGAAGAAATCACCTCTTAAATATAAGTCTGATAATATGGTCGTATCATTGGCCACCTTAAACAGCGTGATTAAACGACTTCAAAACCCTAAGAAAATAGTGAATTGGATTGGCATATTAACACATGGAAAACTGCTTAAAAATTGGCCTCAAGGGAAAGGCGGTAATGATCGCAGAATGCCTATATTGACAACTGAGTATAAAGATTGGAAAGTTAAGCATGGTGGTGAAGGTAAGGCTAATCTGAACTTTGATTTAAAAGCTAAAGGATATAATCAGATCGGCGCTACGAGCTTATACAAGAGTATGACAGTTAAAGACATTAATAAATATAATGTTGCTGTTGGTCCTGCTGATTCTGGCAATAATAAAAAGCTTAGATATATATTAGAGCTAAGACCAAACGCAATGAAGGTTAATAGAAAGTTTAAAGCAGAAATGCGAAAAGAAGCTAAAAAGCTAATATTCCAAGGACTATAAAATGAAAGTAGTAAGACAAGACGGTAAGCGTAAAATGTTTATAATGTCAGATGGTAGCGAGATCCCATTCAGTGAGTTTAGCGCTGATAAGAACAAGACGCTTGATAAGGCCGTTTATGATAAAGCCTTAAAAGGTGGCGACATGGCAGATAATTCAAAGTCTTATTTCAGTAAGAAAAACAAAAAAAAGGATTAGTCATGGCGGGAGGAACGGTACACGTAGCTAATGAAGTCTCGGTAAAAGAGGCAAACAACACCGGACTATCTGGTGCGTTTGATATAATATTAAGGGATAATTAAGGAGAAACAATGTCAGTAATGAATTTAGCAAACATAAGCCTACTAGCTGGGTGTAAATATTACGCAGATATGACAGGCGGTGATCAAGTAATTATAACCGCATCGACATGTATTTACGTCGGGTCAACTGGTGATGTAAAAGTAGATTTTGAAAACGGAGAAACTGTCACATTCTCAGGTGTTCCAACGGGTCAAGTTTTGGCGCTAAAGAAAATCACTAAGATCTACGAAACAGGCACCAGTGCAACTAAATTAGTTATAGGGTATATTGAGTAAAAAATGTATAAGTACGCGTATAAATACCCTTCAAATCTCGAAAGGATAGAGAGTAGCGCGGTAGTGCCAAATGATCACAAGTGGCATCTAATTTCTACATTGACTGATTTAACAATACTCAACACGAATCGCGTAGCAGAATGGAGAGATGCAGACGGTAAACTGGCTGGCGCAAATAGTTTCTCAAACTCTGATAACTCAACACGCCCGTTTTATAGCCCCGGGGTTGTTTCTCCCGGTGGAGATCAGGTTATAAATTTTAACGGTGGGAAATCATTACAAATACCAGCCGAGACAGCTGAACGATTTATCGGGGCCACAGAGGGCCAAACTATAGTAATTGCATGCGGTGGCTTGACAGCTGATGGCGATGCTTTATTTGTAAAATATGAGGGTGTTTCGGGGGGGAGACAGTTTAAGTTTATGACTAATAATTATCATGTCTCGACAGACCCTGACGCTGTAGATGCAGACGAAGTTGCAACATACACGCGACCCGCAGGCTCAAATATACTATTTGGTATTTGGGAACCTTCAGTAAGAACAGAGGTTCGATTAAACAATAGTTTAACACCAATAGGATCAGCGACTACACCAGCAACAACCATTGGAAGTGTAAATAAGAAAACTAGAATCGGTGCGCTATCAAACGGGAATAACACCTTGAATGAGGGTGTAATATACGAAATAATAATATATAAAAGACCAATTACAAACGCTGAACAGTTGGATATTTACACTGTATTAGCTAATAGGTGGGGCATATGAGCTGTGATATAACCGAGGCACAAGGTAAAGATTGCCTATTGTTTGATACAGAGGCGGCATGCGATACGGCTTTATTGATACAAAATGCAGATTGTGCGTCATGCTCAACAACATGTGATCAGTGGGCGATTAAATCACAACGGACCGATGGGAAATGGTGGTGTTTTAAAAATCCTAATAAAATGACAGGTGTTGTAGACTATACAGATGTAGTTTACAGCGATGCAATGGAGACATAAAATTATGAATAAAATCATACAGATGTGGAAACTCACACCAATGATCGCCAAGATTGGCGGGATAATCATTCTAATAAGTGGCTTAATTATAGCCATTATTAAATATATTTAAAGGTAATTATAAAATGGCAGATCCAATCAAAACCCCAGAAGGGGAAGACAAGAATGTCGGACTTGAAGGACTTGACGAAAAAAGCAGAAACATTGTATTAGGGACTCGACATGAGGCCGCTAAGTACAGGAAAGAACGAAATGAATTAAGAGATCAGTTATCCGTTGAAAATCCAGCGGTTAAAGAGCTTGAGGCCCTTAGAGGTAAAATGGCAGAAGCCGAAAACAAAAAGCTCGAGGAAAAAAACGAGTACAAACCTCTCTATGACGCTCAGAAGGCAAGCAGTGAGGCAGATAAACTCAAATATGACAACTTAGTCAAAGCAGCAGACATAAGCAACAAAGTACTTGAAGGTATTTTAAACTCACGGATCGAGGGATTGACTCCTGAACTCCAACTTAGCATTACAAACCAGCCTGGTTCCGTAGCGGATAAATTAGTTTTTGCCGATGGATTAATGAAACAATTAAACATTACTCCTGGAGCAAGCAATCAATCCCCAGGAATAAAACCAGCAACAACCAGCAGCGAATTAGGAACGAGTATATTTGAAAAATATAAGTCGGCAACTACCACTCAAGAAAGAGCTACTTATCTAACCGAGTTAAAAACCAACTATCCTGAGCTCTACAAGGCTGCTATATCAATATAAAAAAGGATTAAAACATGGCAAACCCGTCATATTCAGACATTTATGATCCCAAAGAATTACAGGCGTTAGTCGGTAAAAGTTGGGTCAATGAAACATCACTATTTAAAACTGGGATTTTTAAATGGGACGTTCGCCCTTTACAGGGGACACAAGTTACTACAATCTGGCAAAAGAGGTTTCAGGGTAGAAGCGGTCAAACCGTACCTGCTGGCGGCTCTATTTCTCCAACAGTTAAAGTTCAAACAGCTGGATACGCTCCGATAATTTGGAGATATGATTCAGTTGTTGAGAGTGACGTAAACAACCAAATCGAAGCAAAGGGGCTACCGGCAGTAAAAGCCTCCATGGCCGATGACGTTAAAGAGGCGGCAATGCAGTATAGTGAAGATGCAGCTATTGCGGTTATAAAGGGAGTTGGTGCCGCCATGACAGGCAATCAAGCCGGTTCTGGCGCCACTGTATCACTTGACGGTATGGTCGATGGTTTAGCCGCCTTAGATGACCAAGGATATAAGCTCAACGGTGGAGCAGCTGCAATGCGCAGCGCTATTTATTACAAGCTTCTGAAACTTGGTGTTGTAGCTCAAACCTCCAATACATGGGGTATTGATGCTCAAAACAACATGGTAAAATCCGGCCAAATTCCTGAGAATGTACTCGGTTTAACCCCAATCGTAACCAATAAAATAGCAGACCTTGGATCTAACAAGTCATACGTTTACTACATCGGTAAAGAAGCTCTTCATTTACAAGGAAACACCCTTCCTACTTTCGAAGTGGCGAAACTTACCGTAAATGGTATTTTTGGTACTAAAACCAATTTTTACATTACCTTTGCAGTCGGTGCCATTGGAGCAACCTGGGGGAAAGCAGCATCCGAGGTTATCAGCGACACAGACCTGGAAACGTCTGCAAACTGGACTCTTGCAAATACCGCTCAAAAATTTGTTAATCTTGCACGTGTTCACGTAGCGAGCGCATAAGGATTATATTATGATTATTGAAAAAGTAATTACTTTCGCAGATCTTGGTGCGGAAATTAACATCGGGTATCTACCTCCCAATTCGACAATAGAGGATGTAACCGTTTTGGTGAAAGTCGCCTTTGATTCTGGGACCACCTCCGTTATTGACGTTGGTACGGCAGCAGACGGAGATCACTTTGTTGATGGTGCAGACATATCAAGCACTGGAAAAGTATCAGTTACGCTTCTTAATGTTGGAGCTGTGGAAAGTCAGTACGGACCGGTGATGCTAACGGCTGAGTTTACAGAAACAGGCACCACCGCTACTGCTGGCTCTGCTACTATTCTAGTAACATACAAGCAGGCGTAATGGAAAAATATCATCCTATAGATTGTGATGAAGCATGGAAGAATGCTCAACAAAAAGTGGATGAGGGACTAAAAAAGGGGTGGCTTTCTAAAAAGGAGGCCGCCTCCGTCCTTAATGGTGCCCGTAAAGCATACCGCGATCAGCATCTAAACAAAGCCCTAAACAGGCGAGGGAGACTTAAAAATGAAAATTATAATTAATGGTCTTGAGGAAGAAATACTTGACGAGACCATGGAGATCATTATTGATTATCCGACTATGGATATGACCGGTTTTATCTGCAAAAACATTGAAGAAAACGGAGCATTTGCCGGGCAATATATATCTAAAGAAGATTTTGAGGCGCTTGGTAACATATTTACCCCCACAAAAACAATCTTTGATAAACCAGCTCCAAAGGAAAAGCCTAAAAAATCCCCAGAGTTAAGCCTTGAGGATAAGATCGCTACTGCTCAGGCGAATTTAAAAAACGCAGAATCAAAACTTATGTCTGCAAATACTGAAATTAAAAAAGAAAAAGCAGTGAAAAGCGTTGCCTTTGCGACAAAAGCTCTCAATAAACTTCTCAAGCATGAGGTAGAACCAGAGCCTGAGAATAAACCAGCAGAATAACATGCATAATGAGATTATAGTTGATAAAGATCATAAGTTTTCGTGGTCAATCTATGACTACGCAATACAGGACGTTCCAACCGCTGCCACTATTATAATTTATGATAAAAGCGGTACGGAGATTGTGGCTTCTACAGCTGCCAGTATTGACTCTCCTGGAAACATAACATATACCTTGCTTGAGGCCACAAACGATACGACCGGCTTAAATTTTAAAGTAAGGCTTGATTATACTATTGATAGTGTGATCTATACGCTATTTAATCTCTTTGATGTGGTAAAAACACCACTTGTTAATCTCGTCTCAGATAAGGATCTTTTTGTTCACGTTGGTGAGCTCAGATCGGGGGTCACTGAGGAAACGTCTACAACCTCAGCAGTCGGCACAACTGTGACCTGCAAAATTGCGTCACTCATAAAAGACGACAGAAATTTCAAAGGGGGTGGCATCTCTATTTACCTGGACGGTACTACAATCCACACTGGTCAAATCACTGCATCGAGTGGCGAAACATTTACCTTTACCCCAGCATACAGCTCAAATATCCCCTCAGATGTAGCGGTTGAACTTAGAAATTCATACCAAGACTCGATTGATGAAGCATGGGACCATTTTGTATTTCGTACCGTGAGGAATAAAGTTGGCGTTGCAGCTGGTTATATTGACGGGGAAGTAACCCGAAACATGACTATCTATAAAAGCCTTGAACTAATTTGTTTCCAGCGAATTGTCGAAAAAGACGATAAATGGGAGATTAGATATAACGAGTTTAAAAAGAACTATGACGATGAACTGAAAAAGCTTGATGAGCCATACGATGAAAATCAAGACGGAAACATATCAGAAGAAGAAAACGCCAATCGTCCCAGCTTTATAAACATGGATATTGTAAGATGATAAGAGAAGAGATCACGGCTTTAAAAAACTATCTCGTATCTGAAACAAAGACCACTGCAGTAATAGGAAATGAGATTCCTACTAAATACCCCACTATCAGAATAAAAATGACTGGGGAACTTCCAAATTTCAAAGGTAATGATAAGCTTACGACTTTTAAAATACCGCTAGAAGTGGCTGTTTTTGTGTCAGCTGATAATGATATGAAGGGGCTTGAAATCCTCGAACGGGTTATACTTGCGATTCCCAGTTTCCACTCATACGAGGGACACGAATTGATCGGAAGTGGTGATCTTGAGTACACGGAAAATGAATTTATCGCGACTCTGGATTATCAGTTAAATTTTATGCTATTATAGGAGAAAAAACATGGCACAAAAAACATGGTTTAGTGGCTTAAGTGACACTACCCTAAAAAATACATCGGTAGCCAAAGAGGGCGAAATGTATATCCAAGAGAAGATATATATAGGTACCGCGGTATGTGGCACCCCAGGGGCCACAGCAACATTCACGCCAGCCGTTTCGCCAGTATGGACCGTTGATGGGCTAATCAGTACAGTAGCGCGTAATTTTTTAATTACGGATGATGCTGGTTTGGTCTGTTTAGGTATTGTAGATGATAACGATGCCGCTTCAATTACTGTTGACACGACTGATTGTATTCTAGAAAGTGATTCAGTGGGCACAACCGCTGGGGCGTTTACAGATACAAACACATATGACATCCAAGTATTGACCCCAACCACAACCGCGGGGCTTACCTATGGTAGGTTTTTCGGACTATCTGAGAACATTGCTATAAATGTGAATGACACCTTTATGGAGATGAAGAACGGATTACCAAAAACCAAGCTATGGCAAGACCTCGAAGAGCGGTTAATTGAGGTTACTGGAGGCAATACTAATGTCGCTAACGGTGATGTTATTGAGACAGTATTTAACGCTGGAGCTTTTGGCGTAACTGGTAATTATGCGATAGGGTTTACACCCGATACAGATAAGTTTTATCGACTAACGTTTGTCAATGTAGATAAAGAGGCTACTACATATAATACCCAAATACTAAACGCTCAGTTTAAGTCTACTGGTAACACTCTTGCTAAAAACGAGGGCGGCTATAGCATGGTGGAATGGGCCGCCGATGCGCTTGCGGACACCTTCTATCCAGAAGAAGCTAACGCACTTAAATATATCCTAGTATAATGGATAAAATAATAACAGATCCCATTTATTTGATTATATGTGGGATCGTTATTATCTACCTAATCTATAAAATGGTAGATTTAACAACGAGGCTAGAAAGTCCAGAGAAAATCTACATTGATAAATCTGGAATTACTTCAATAAAAGAGATGAACTTTCTTGACGTAAAGAAAGGGAAAACGCTAAACTTTATGATAGGTAATGAGGTCCTAAGCATTAATCATATTAAGGTTATGGAGACCCTATGCGTATTTGATGAGATGACGGAAGAGTTTAGAAAATTAAAGTCTATTTTAGAGAATAAAGGGGATAAAAAGTTAAGAGGAATCCTGTTTAGAAAGGCATATTTAACCATAGCTGACATAATTTATTCTATATCTGCGCCTATATCAAAAAACAAAAAGAAATTAAAAAAAGCACTTGAAATTATGGCTATTGACGACACTGAATCTATATTAAATATTGCGTCAGGAATCATAAATTATTGGTTGCCTGTAAAAAAAAAAGTCCTATTTCTGGCGAAGGGAACGACTCTTCAGCAGACAACTGGCGCTCGTTCTTCTTGGAACTCGTTAGACGTGGATATGGACATGAATATATCATGGAAACCTCATTTCGCGAGATAATGGAATTATACGAACACATAAGGGGAGTGGAAAGCAATGGCAACAGCTGACGAAATTAAAATCTTAGTAAAGGCAGAAGTTAAACAAGCGGTAAAAGGGCTTAAAGCCGTTGGCGCAGGCACCGAAAAAGTCACAAAGAAAACTAAGAAAATGGGGGACCAGACTAAAAAAACGAGTAAATTAATGAAAGCTGGTTATGCCGCTGCCGCTGCGTTTGTTACTGGAAAGTTAGTTGGCGCTCTTACTAAATTAGTTAGAAAAGCGGGCGAATTTGAACAACTAAACATCGCATTTACTACATTTCTCGGTAGTGCTGAAAAAGCAAAAGTATTGATTAATGATTTACAGAAGTTTGCAGCGGTAACCCCATTTGAAGAGGGGAAAGTAAATCAAGCGGCCAAAACACTACTAGCTTTTGGTATAGCTGGCGATGAAGTCATACCGACACTTAAAACATTAGGGGATATATCTGCCGGTACTGGAAAGGATCTCGCTGAGCTTGGTGTTATCTATGGTCAAATAAAAGGCGCTGGGCGGCTCATGGGTCAAGACCTTTTGCAATTAATTTCAGCTGGATTCAATCCCCTTCAACAAATAGCAGAGAAAACAGGCCGTTCCATGCTTGCCCTTAAAAACGACATGGCGAAGGGGCTAATCTCTTTTGAAATGGTAGAGCAATCCTTTAAGGATATAACCTCCGAGGGCGGTAAATTCTTTAACCTTACCGAAAAACAAAGTAAATCTTTTCTGGGTATTTGGTCAACTATGGCGAGTCAAATAGCTGTAGTGGGGCGCAATATAGGAGCCTCATTAATACCCGCTATTAAGCCATTTGTTAAGCTGATTAGTGGGTGGCTTGATAATTCGACTGATCTAGAAAAAAGCACGAGAGAGCTTGTATCATTAAACATCAAACAAAAAGACGCTGTTCAGCAATTAAACGATCCTCTATCCAAACTATCTGGAATCCAAAAAGAAATTATAAAAAACCAGATTGAAATGAGGAAGTCAGAGATAGCAGCAGCGATAATAGACATAAACAAAGCTTATAAAGAAAGCCAGGCCGCACTAGTTAAAATAAATAAACTAAGACAAGCAGAATGGAAAAATCTTGAAAGACTGGAGAATACATTAAGCAGAACAAATTTAAGCGAAAAGGCACGAGGGCGCCTCTTGCTTACAGCAGAGGAGATAGAAAAAAGAACATTATCATTAAATGAAAAAAGGCGGACAATAAAAGCACGCATGAAGGGTGATGAGTTACTGATCGGGAAATCCCTACTTGACAACCTAATAACAGAGGGTAACGCGTTACTGCTTGACACACTTCTTTTGGCAAACGCGGAAAAGATCGAAGCAGCCGAAAAAAGAAGGCTAGCAATAATAAAAAAAGGTGAGGCCCAAAAGAAAGAAGGTATAAAAACAAATAATAAAACACTAAAACAACTGCTTGCAGAATACGATGCAAGGGAAAAAGGAGAGGAAGTAGTTACAGAAGGGGCAAAAAAAACAACCTCGGCTGTTTTTGGTGAAGCGAAGAAAAAAGCCACGCTTATCGGAAAGTTTATTTCCTTTATATTTAACAAAATAAAACAAATCGCA